AAAACAAATATCAGAGCATTAACAAATAAGGCAATAGACCAATACAATTTATACTTTAATGCGATGAACACAAATCCTGCTTATCTTTCTGGTTCTTGGGCAAGTGGGCCGGGTGCGAGTGTTCCTGTTGGTATTAATTGGACAACGACAACTGATAATAAGTTTAAAACGGATATGGCTTGGGTAAACGTTAATGCTCCCGCTGGAACAATGACTTTCGCTGGTGGAGATACTTATGGATTTGCTGTTGATACATTAACGGATGCAGCAACTGCTTTAAGTAGTATTTACGCTGGTGAAGCCGATTTCTATAATACAGGTTTCTCTTCAACAGGTTTAGTTACAAATAATAAATATAATTGGTCACAATCCACAACTCTTACTTCTCAACCGGATTTCGATGGAGGTTTTTATCCTATGTCGATTTCGTCAACAGCAATAAAAAGAAGTGTAGGTAATTTCACTCCAAGCAGTGATGCTCAAACTTCAAATGCAGGAGGTCATATAACACCAGGTGGTTTCGGTATTCCAAGTGGAGGATATTCTGTTTTTGGATTTACCAATACAGACCAAGCCAGAGCAAATACACACTTTGACGCTGCTTCAACTGCTAAGGTTGGTTATTGTGGAATACCAGAACAATATATAGGTGTTCATTCTATCCCTTTTCTTCGTGAATATGGTTATCAAGTTGCGAAAGCAAGTGGATTTCCAGAAGATATATCAAGAACAAGAGATTTTCAATTTCAACAAGTTCTACAATATATCGATTTAAATGAAAGCGTTGACCCAGACGAACCAGAGGGTAATCTTGCGAGATACTTGTTCGGTTGTCAGATATACGAAAGAGAAGAAGCACCCGGTGATATCAGACTTTCCGTTCAGGCGGAAGTATTAAGACCTTCTGGTTTAACGGGTGGTCTTAGTAATATTGCAAGTAGTAGTTATATACCAATTGGTAATGAACTTGATATTTATGAATTATCAAGAGGTATAAATACAGCTGTCGACCCACCATATATATTCGAAGTTGGTGGTGACTATGGTATAAATACTTATAATACTACTGCAGGAAGAACACCAGCTGCTTTGTTTTTCAGATATAGATGGGTTAATAAAAATCAAATGAACTTAGAGTTTACACTTTCTGTTGAAGGTTATGCTGGAACGTATGACCCCAATAAAGATAGTGTATTTGAACCACCAGGTTTCATTCCTCCTGCTCCAAGTGTTCCAGATACTCCTCAAACAATCCAATTAGATAACACTACAACAGGAACAAGTGTAAATATTACAACAAATACATTGTTCACTGATAGTGGTGGAACAGGTGGTGGTTATGCTCCAAATGAAAGTTATGATATTATATTCGTAGCACCTGCAGGAACAAATGCTGCTTTTACTATTAATGATTTTGAGTTTGAACACTCGGCATCTCAAATGTATGACAGGTTTGGTGTTCAATCTTCACCAGACGGAGTGACTTGGACAAATGTTAGTTTTGCTGGTTTCAATTCAAGTGCTACGGCTGCTGCACCTTGGTCGAACAGCTATGGTTCACCACCACAACCAGGTTGGATATTCCCTTTAAATATTGCTGATTTGGAAGCAAAAGGTGGTAGTGGAACAGCTACTTATGATATCGGAGAACAATATGTAAAGTTTACATTCATTTCTGACGGAAGTGCTCAAAGAAGAGGTTGGAGTTTGAATATGACAGCAGTCGGAGAGGTTCAATCAGACCCCAATGACCCAAGAGATAAATGGTGTGTATTAGCCAGTATGACACAATTAAACAATAAATATATAATTCCGAGTTATTTAGGAGATATAGGTCTTGTTCAATATCCAATCGCATCAAGTCCAAACACAGCAGACTTACGTTTCTTACATAAAGGTTGGTATGAACCTCGTGAAACAAATAGATTTTATGAGACGAATAATAATGGTGGAGGTGAACAATATGCTCCATTCAGTCCAGTAAATCCGTTCTATGATGTTGATTTTGTTGGAACATTAGTTTATGATTTTAATAATCCAACAGATGCAACTCACACTTCATCAAATCTTATTATTTCTGATTATAGAGGTAGTATACACTCATTCAACACTGATGGTATTCTGAATAGTGAAGTTTATTTCTTGTCTGTTCCAACTAAATATCGTGAAACTGACTACTTTTTGAGTATGTATGGTTTTAATGCTTTTGACGTAAATCAACCAAATACAGAAGCAGGTTATGTATTAGGTTTCAGAGTTCCTTCTGACCCAGATGCAAAGGTTGAATTAGAAGAGGATGCTGGTGATAGTGCTTTGTTTTCTCTCGTTTCTGAGAATACAATTCAACCTTCCGAAGAAAGTTTTACAAATCATATACAATTGACTAATCTTCCACTTATCTCTCAAAATGGAGTAGTATCAAGTGTAGCCAAATCGATTTTTATTGCTAATACTTTATGTGTTCAATCGACACAAGATAGAGGAAGTTATCGATTTTTCTGTGACAGAGCTCCATATCCTATGTGGATTGATTTAAACAATCTTGAAACTATTGAATTAAATAGATTGGATGTTCTGATAACAGATGACAATAATATTGAACAAACCTCATTAGGTGGTTCAACAGAAATTGTTGTTATGTTTAGACAGAAAGAACAAGGAGGTTTACCAAACACTATTCCTGTTAAATCTATGTCTTTCACAAGAACTTATTAAGAAAGATTGAGAGAAATGATTAATTTTTTTTGTTTGAATTATTTTAAAAACATATTCTACTATATAAGAAAAATGGATTTCGAAGCAGAAGAAGTCAAAACGGCTATTCCGAGCCGCTCAACCTATATGCCCTCTGATAAACAAAAATCATACAAAGCAGGGGATACGTTACGATTTCATATTCCAGCAAGTGTTAACGCATTCTTAGACCCAAGAATGACCACTCTCAATTTCAAAGTAAAACTTAGTGATACTACTAATATTCCATTGTTGAGATTTTCGAACAAATGTGGATTACATTCACTTATTGATAATATTCGTGTATATGACGCTAACTCAAATCTACAATTGGAAACTATACAAAATTACGGAGAGATAGCACAAAAACTTCATTTGTATTCTGAAAACAGGTCTATTAGAAATAAAAGAGCTTTGATTGAAGGTCTTGAATATACTTCTCGTGATTTTGATAGTGAACTTTACGATAATGCACCTTCAAGAAACTCTCACGAAAGTCAATTGTTTAATGTTCCATATCGCTATGATTATTCAGATGGTGCAACTCCTTTTATTAATAAAATCACAACACAAGCAACAGCCGAACCTAATACAATTGAAGTATCTCTCCATCTGTATTCTGGTATTTTAGGACAATTCTCTCAAAAGGTATTTCCTGCTATGCTTACAAATGGTCTTCGTGTTGAAATCGATACTTGTGAACCTAACAAATGTCTTGAACTTTGGACAGCAACAGGATTGACTTCTAATGATGGAGGTCTTCTTACTTCCGAAATCCACTCTGATAGTTGCCGATTTGGTGTTGTCGCAGGTTCAGTAACTACCGCTGCTCCCGTTACATATATCGATTTGTTCTGTGAAAAAAATCCAGGTTATAACCAAGACCCTAACGCAACGTCAACACCTTCACAAGCTGCTATCGATGCAGGATTTCGTGCTATTAAAAACGGATTGTCTGGTGCTGTGAATATGATGCCAGGAAGAGAACTATGGGGTTTTAATAACGCAAATCCTCCCGTATTTAAAAAGTTTGGTGATATTACAAGTGTATCTTCTAACTACGCAACACAAGACGCAGGTGGTCTCGTATCTGTCAGAGTTTTTGTATCTAATGGTATTAATGGTGACGAAATCAACGGAGGACCAGGTAATGACGGCACAGGCACAGCACAAGATGCAAGAAATAACACGTGTGGTATTCGACTACAAGATTGGGGTGCTGGTTCACCTACTATCACTATTTCCGATTTACAATTTATCGTGAAGACACTTCAACCTCCTCAATCATATATTTCTTCTATGTTGAAACAAGTTGCTACACAAGAAGGAGTTCAATATGATTATTTAACACTTGATACATACAGGAATAATGTTTTGAGTGGTGAAAGAGTTGTCCAATTAAACATTCCTACTCTTAATCATCGTGCTACTTCCATTATGACCCTTCCTATGAATAATAGTATTTCTACTGAATATTATCACAAAAATCTCGATACAATTATCGATACAGCTGATAACTATAACTATCTCATATCAAATAAACTTGTTCCTACTCGTAAAGTTCGCCTATCACAATTAAGTCAAGCTGTTCCTAAAACAGAACAAGTTGCACTATTCGAAGCAGAGAAATCTCTCACAAGTGTTAAAGTTCACCCTAAAAATCTCGATTATCAAGACCAAAACTTTTTCATTGGTAGAGCTCTTGGAAGATATGGAGGTGTATACAATCTCGCTGAACAAGGAAACGCATCTCTAAGAATTGAATATGCTTCACCTCAAACAAATAAACTAATGGTTTCTTATATAGGAGGTATTCGTAGATTAGTGATAAATAAGGATGGTAAGTATATCGAACCTTAAATAATTTTTATTGATTTTTTTATATTATGTTATGTTATAATAAATAATGACTACGAAGAGAGAATTATTGCAGTTTGTTCCCGTAAATATTGGTGCTGAAAACAAGTTTAGTCCAGATAGAAATGGTTTGCAACAAGTTGTTTTTCAGATACCTAAACTTCCTCGAATTATGATGGGTAAAACATTGAGGGTTAATGGTAGTTTTAATGTTAAGGATAGTGGTAATAACGCTCCTAATAACGGAACTAATTTTTTCACAGCCGCACCAGGTTCGAGTGTATTTTGGATTGACGGAAGAATTGGTGTATCATCTTGTATAGACAACCTTTCTATTCAGAACTTAAAGGGTGCTACATACTCAAACGTTAAGAATTACAATCGCCTTTGTTCTTCTCTCGTTCCTTTAAATCAATCTTTTATGAACTATATTGGTTCTGTGGATGACGAATACGCACCAGGTAAACAGATAACTATGGCTAAAAGATGTGACCGAGAGTTTGATTTCTCAATTCCCCTATTAGATGGATTTTTACAATCTGACCCTATCGATATGGACTTGGTTGAAGGTCTTGTAATTACTTTGACCCTTGCTCCTTCTAACTATGTTATTCAGAATAACAAATGGTTAAATAATGCGGCTACTCCTCCAAATGGTGCTTATTATGAATGGTCTGATATTGTTTTATCTGTTGAGACAGAAATACCAGACGCAAAAGGTCAAGAAGCTCTTATGATGAATAAAACAGGAATGATGCAATACAAGACTTATTCCAACTTTTATTCTGTTATTGTTTCCAATCAACAAAATATTTCTTACCTATTTAACACAAGAAATACTACTGCTTTGATTGGTAATATTATTCCATCTCAGTGGTTAAACAACTATTCTTATTTTTCAAGTTCCACACCTCAATTACTTTATGAAAACGCAAATAATGTATTAAACAACAACATTCAAGTTGATAGTTACACGTATCAGAAATCAGGTGTTCGAACTCCTTACGATTTTGAAATTGTTTCAGAAGATACACAAGGTCAAGGAACAGCAGATAGTGTTAAGAATATGACTGAATTGAACTCTATAAGAGATGTTTGGGATTTATACAACTTTGAAAAATCTCTCAAAACTGAATTATGTAATCCTCTATCTGATACAAAGAAAAACAAGTTTGATAGGAACAGATATTCTATTGTTGAGGAAGATTTGGAAAATCAATACAATATAGGAGTTTCTTATGATAAGTTCTCTAATGGTGTTGATTTTAGGGGTGAGACATTTGGGCTTCGTATACAATCCACACTTCCTTCTAATGCTCAATTTCAACCTCATTCTCTCTTTTTGTTTGTTGAACACGAAAACACTATTGTATTTAAGGATGGTATGGTTCAAGTGTTAAGTTAAACTTTTTTGTAATTCTTTTTTTTTAAACTTATTTTTATGTGATACTATTATATAAAAATGAGTGACCTCCCCGACGTTCTCAAAGTAACTCCTCTGAAAAGACCGATTAACCAGGAATGTTCAACTGATATCTTACAACCTACTACATTCAGTCAAACCTCTTGTAAGTTTGTATTACCTAATGTAGGTATTCTCGATGCTAATTCACAACTACATCTTTCACAAGTTGTCACTGATAGCACCGCACCAGGTGTTGATACTAAATCATTTTATCCTGCTACTACTGGTGCGTGTGCTATGGTTCAACGCTGTTTTTTAACTATTGGTGGAAAAGAAGTGTGTGACGTTCGTGATGTAAATCAATATATCAACTGGAAAAGACACCACTACTCTAATGAATACAAAAAAGGCGTGGCTATGGTTCACCAAGCAGGAAATGATGTTTATATGGGAAGTGCTGGTTTAGTTGATACAACTAATTTTACGGCACAAGAAAAAGCTGCTCGTGGGTTTCTTCCACCATATGGTGTTATTGGTAGAGAAAGCTCAGAATATGGTTTTGTTGATACTACGGCTGGTGCAACTTTCGCTGAACAATCTAATACGAAAGTAAATACCGAAGATAAAGCCAAGCGATTAATTCCTTATGAAGCCTCACGAACACCAGGTATGTTAATCTCATTAGCACAAATTATTCCACTTCTTGTGGGTGTTCAACTTCCACTTTTCGCAATAGAACAAGAAGTCGCAATCATTATCGAATGGGCTGCTCCTACTTGGGGTCATAGATTTATGTTCGCAGGATTTAATGCAGCTGGTGACCCAATTGTTAAAACCAATTTAACTTCTACTATTGTTGAAGACGATGTTTTCTTGGTTATGGATACATTGTTTTATCCTTCTCTTATGGCTGATATTAAAGAACAAATCTTCGCTCGTGGTGGTTATTCTATTGGATTTGATGATGTCATTACACAATCAAACTATCTTCTATACCAACAAAATCAAGGAACAACCACTCACGATTTCCAAGTTCCTTTATCTGGTAAACGTGTAAAACGAGTTATAGTTCAGAAACAAGCAGAACAAGAACAAATCGTAGAAGCCTTGAATTGTGGTTTTTACAACTCTGTTGCTTTACGAACTGGTGAAGAATACAATTTCAGAATTGATAATAACAATGTGTATTCTATTCCTATCAAAAACACAGCACTTCAAAGACAAGAAGTCGACGCTGTTGAAGGTATACCTCTTGTTATGAACTCTAATGTATATTCATACAAAAATGTTGTTACAGCTGATGGTCAAATCCCCGCTAATGGTGCTACAATTACACCTCGTCTTCTGAATACTCACGTTCAAACAAACGAAATCGGTTCTCAACACTATATCGGGTTGAAAATAGAAAATGCTTTTGGTCAAGGTCACCTTATGGGTATTCACCCTCTGATTTATACTGAGAAGGGTCTACTTACTCAATACGATGGTGGAACTGGAACAGCACCAAACAGACAAAGTGCTCGTGTTGTTAGGTTCTTCGCTGTTTATCAGAAAATTATGAATATCAATAATGGTATCGTTGAAGTTATTGATTAATTCTCTCAACATAAATAAAATGGCGAGTTTAACATTAAGAGGTAATTCATTTCATAAAGATGACGATTACGAAACAACCGAAGAAATGTGGGTAATGATTAAACATATTATTCCTCACGGAAAGATAGTTTATGAACCCTTTTATTGTTCTGGTAGAAGTGGAGAGATAATGAGAGAAATGGGATTTATAACAATACACGAAGATGAAGATTTTTTCATTCATCATAAAAGACATACATACGATATCATAGTATCCAATCCTCCGTTTTCTATTAAGAACAAAATATTACAAACATTATATCAAATCGACAAACCATTTATTCTGATTGTTCCAGTATCTATTATCACAAAAAAGTATTTTACAGAATTATACAAAGATAAAGACATAAGTATTTTAATTCCTCCAAAACGAATGCAATTCAGTAAAGCAGGAAATCAACTCGATAGGTGTTGGTTTGATTGCATATTCCTCTGTTATAAACTTGGATTGGATAAACAAATTATCTATTTATAATATATAATGCCTCCGAAAGATAAGGAAACTGGACTAAATAAAAAATATGTTCCTAAATCATTGACACCCTCTCAAAAAGCAAAACAAGTTAAATCTATTCGTGAAGGAAAACCCAGACCTAAATTGAAAGGTATTCCACAAAGGAGAAGTCCATACACTATTAAAGCCGAGAGATATTTTGGTAAAGGAAACACCTCTGTCTCTGATATAGCAAAAAAACTGAAAATACCAACAACGGGATTGTATGCAATTAAACGCAAAGGAGAGAAAGCTTATTTTACAAGCGGTTCGAGACCTAATCAAACACCTCAATCGTGGGGATATGCAAGATTGTTCAGTGTATTATTTGGTGGAAAAGCGAGAAACGTAGACAAAGAAGAAGTCAAGAAATATAATATACCACTTCTTAAATAATTATTTCGTTGAAATCTATGTAAATAATTATCTATACTATACATATAAGATGTTTAAGACAGAGTTGGATAAAGAAACTGGAAAATATAAAATCTTCAACAAGAAGAAAGGTGAGTATTCGAAGAGAATGTTTTCAACTAAGGAAAGTGCAAACAAAATGGTTGATTTATATACCAATTTCTCAACAAGAAAGAGAGAAACAGATATTTTGAAACGAGGAAAAGAAGTTAAGGCAGCAAAAGCAGCAGGTGTTTCTCTCAAAGACCCTACTAAGAAACCTCGCATTATCAGAAAGAAAGCAAAACAAACAGAAGAATTAAAGGTAGAACAATAATCATTTCTCTCTTATATAATAA